AGGCAGTTGTTCACGCTCGTTCCATCGAAAACCACGTCCTCGCCGGTCAGAGGGGCATGGCCTAAACTCCAGTTGGCGTCGGTGGAGGCGTTGCCTGCGCTAGAGGCTATCCAGGTGTTAGTGGCCAAGTTACTCCACCCCCGCGTTCTGCCTATCGCGGGCTATGACCTCGGCCACCCTCTTGGCGTCCACCGGGCGGGCGTTCACCCAGCCGTCGATGGTGTTCTTCTCGGCCTCGATCTCGGCCTCGATGCGCGCACGCTCCTCGGGGTCGATGGTGACGGCCAGCCTGGAGATGGAGTCATTGATGCGCTGCTTCGACGCGGCGACCTCCGAGCGTATCCAGTTGGCCTTGGACTTCGCCATGTTGGTGCAGGTGGCGATGAGCGTGGCGGTGGAGGTGGTCAGTTCGGTCGCTCTCGCTTGAGCGGTCACTAGCTGGGCGTCCTTGTACGCCGTCCACGCGGCCAATGCCTGAGCGTCCGCGAGGCGCTGCGCTTCCAACCTCGATGCTTCCTCGATAGCGGGGTCGTCCTCACGCCTGACGTCCTTGCCTGCATCGAACCGCTCGGCCACGGGGATCATGCCGCTCGCCTCACTGCGTCGCGCTCAGGTAGGCGTTCACCGCTTCCACGGCCTTGCCGCCGTCCCCGTTGACGATGCTCAGGACCTTGATGGCGCGGATGCCCCCCCGGAGATCGAGGAACCACGGCCTCGACCGTTTGGGGGTCTTGGCGGCCACGGTCACGGTAACGGCCTCGGTGTCCGTGCCGAAGGTCCCGGTCCCGTCGCTCCAATTGTAGTCGGTCGAGAAGGCCAAGTTGAAGGTCACCGTCCCGGCGCTCTCGTTGTCCGCTCCGGTGGCCGCGCACTCGATGGTGCAGTAGTCCAGTCCCTCGACCTTCATCACCTGGCTGGGCGTGGAATGAGTGGCCCCGGCGGCGATGCTGGCGATGTTGGAGGCGTACATTGGATAGCCTCTTATGTTGGCCTGTGATCGTAATGACATTAATCTCTCCCTCCTGCTCCGGGGCGGTCCCGGAGGTCGTATATCCTCTCCCGCCGGTCGCGGAACGGCGTGTCTCCGATGGGTTGCGTCTCGGTCCTGTAAAGTTCGGGTTCGTGCGTCCCGCACTCGGCCCTGGTCAGCTCCAGCCACTCCAGCTCGGTGTCCGTGTAATCGGACGGCCTCTCATGCGCTCGCTCGCGCTCCCGATGCCACCTCCTGCTTAGATACTTCCCGGAGTTGCGCTCTGTCAGGACCATGATCCTCCCCGAAAAATGGAAGGGGGAAAGGGGTTTAGTATTCGACCCGGCACGCGCCGTTGGCGACGTGGGTCTTGCAGTCCATCCTCATCGTGACGGTCATCCCGGTCATGTCGTGGATGGGGTCCTTGAGGTCCTTGACCGTCAGGTCCCTGGGCATGAATATGCCGCCGGCCCGTCCGGTGTCAAGGACCAACATGCCGATGTTGCCGTCGGCAGCGTAGGCCCAGGAGTAGGACGCGGAATCGTCCACGACGTTGCACACGCGCCACTTGAGGCCGAGGTATCCGTCCGGTATGCCCTGCCCCCGGACGATGTTGTCAGTGCCCGGTGACTGAGGGATCACGACGTCCTGCATGCACAGCCCCTCGGCGTTGGGGGTCATGACCACGGCGTCCGGGATCATGCCGGAGCCCTTGAGCAGGGTGACGGCCTTGGCCACGGCCTTGAGGCCCTGGTTCGCGCCGCCGGTGTCGTGCTCCAGTCCGCTGTTCTGCAGTATCTCGGAGAGGCAGACGCGCTCGGCGCGGTTCATGACGCACTCGCCGGCGTACTTGATATTGGTCTCGATGACATCGGCCTGAGCGCCCTCGATCATGGAGTCGGTGATCATCGGCCGCACGCCGATGAGCTTGGCGTCGTAGGTAGCGGCACCGTAGTCCTCCTCGCGCATCGGCACCTCGGCACCGGCGTCGGAGATGATCTCGGCGTAGCCGCCAGTCTCACCGTAAGGCCACTTGTAGGTATCGCCCTTCTTGCGGACGATGGGCAGGAGGTCCATGAACGCCTTGGCGAGGCGAGCGCCCTCCACGACGGTGGCGTTGACCTCGGTCTGTATGAGGTTCGTCCCCTCCAGGTCGCCGGACATGATGAGCTCGCGCACGGCGTGCTGCTTTCCTTCGGTGTCGATGTAACCGAGCTTGCGTATGTGCGGGGCCTCGCTGAGCTTGCGCCTCGCCTCGTAGCCGCCCAGGGAGGCGGTCAGGTAATCCTTGAGTAGTTGTGTCATTTCGTATCACCTCAGGCGAGCGGCTGGGTCAGAGCGCCCAGGGTTATGAGCACGTATCCGGTCCCGGACGCGGCGATGTCGTCAAGAGCGACCCCTAGCAGGTTCGGGTGCAGGACGCCCTTGGTCCCGCTGCCGGCCTCGGCCACGGCGTTGATCGTGCCGCCGACATTGTTGTCGTTCGATTCCACCAGGTCCCCGGCGTCGATGACCGCGGTGTCGTCGGCGTTGGCCATCTTGACGATGCTGCCGACCGAGTAGACGGTCACCAGGTCCCCGGCGGCGTGCAGCGCTCCGACCACTCCTATGGCGCGCCCGCCGGCCTTGGCCACGGTCACCTGCCAGCTTACACCGGAGGCCTGGAACTCCACGGCCTGCCCCGGCTTGAGATCGGTCACGGTCTTGCAAGTAAAGGTAGTCCCGATGTGCTTAACGATCTCCGAGGTAATCGTCGGAAACGCGCTGATGTCTGTCATTCTTACAGCCTCCTCATGTCATAGCCTTCAGGGATGTCCAGCTTCTCCAGCTCCTTTTGCGTCTCCGGCACGGTGCTGGGGTTCGGTCGCTTCTCCAGGGCCTCCAAGCGCCTGGCGGTCTCGGCCTTGAGGGTTTCAAGCTCCTTGATCCGGCCCTCGGCCACGCTCAGCTTCTTCTCCATCTCCGCCGACGGCGCAGCAGGCTCCTCTCCTTTGATGGCCGCCAGCTTGGCGTCCACCTCGGCGAGAATCTGCGCCTTTAGGTCGGCGAGCTTCTGCTCGAACTGTGCTTCGTCCATAGTGTTCTCTCCATTGCCGTCGGCGTCCGCCTCGTTGGCACGCGGCATCACGCACCGCTCGCACGCTCCCCGGACCACGCTGGCGACGCCGCTGAACCATAGGCTGGTGGCCTCGTTGCGCCTGGTCTGAGGATTGTATGTCTCTGTCCCCCCGTGCTCCACGCTCACCGCGAGGGGGCGTCCGTCCCTGGCGCGCGCGAGCGCCTGGGCCGCCGCGTCCTTTCCGTTCGTTGTGGAGTATGAGTAGAATACGTCCCCGATGATCGCGCCGCTCTCGTCCATCCCGGCCTCGCGGAAGTTCGGATCGTAACGAACGTTGCGCACGTCGCCGTGGATGTCCATGACGCTCCGGGGATGGCCGCCGGAATGGCGCGCCCAATAGGTGCGGTCATGCCAGTTGTTGCAATACTTCTCCAGCACCTTGGCCGGGTAGTATAGCGGGGTCTTGACCGCCGAATCGGTCCACGTTCCGACCGTCAGTAGGGGAACGTCCTTGACCAACATCCCGCCGTCCACCTCGACGTAGTTGGACATTGCGAGGTCGCGACTGAGCGCTCTGGTGCGGCGCTCCGGGTTGGATGATTCTCTGACCTGCTCGGCCTCAATGTTGAGCGCCGAGTCGAAGACCCCGGAGGTGCCCGCTTTGACTATCGCGTCAAGTGCCTTCATGAACGGCTTCGTTATCCTGCTGTCGGCTTTGCTCTTGCGAATGGCCGCCAGCACGCGAGGTACATCGGGTGCCTCGATCTCTCCGTTGGAATAGATGAGGTCCATCACGCCCTCGTCCACCGAGGCCAGCTCGCTCACGTATTGCATCCAGCGGAGGGTCGGTGCGATGAAATGCTCCTCCTTGGTGGATTCTATGAAAATGCTGACGGTCATTTGTTGGCCCTCCTGAATTCCCCATTAAGTTCGAAGTGCCCGACCTTGCTGAACTTCTCAAGATCGAGGATGTACGCCTCGTCCGGCGCGTGACGAAAATCGGGCGGCTCGTCCAGCTCGAAAACTTCCAGCGATTCGTCGGTCGGTCGGATGATGACGAACTTAAATCTCTTGTTCGACTCGATGGCCATGTCAACCTTGCGCCGGTGGGCGTTGGGCATGATCGGCGTGCCGCGCGAGTTCGGGGAGACCAGCTTGATCTCTATGTTAGCGTGGTTGGACAGATCGTTGGCCGCGTTCCATGTTTCGTGCGCCTTGTATTCGGTCATCACGGAGGCAACCACTTTTTCCCCTATCTCCCCCAGGCGGCGAATGAACTTCCCAGGCCGCCCGATGGCATGACGGTTTTCCACGATCTCTTGGACCATGGCTTGCGTGTCGCTCGGTCCGGCCACCTTCGTTGGTTCGGCCCGGACCGGACCGCTCTGGGCTTTGGACTCTGACTTGGTCTTGCCGTCGGCTTTCGGGCCAATACCGTCCCGATGCTGCTGTGCGGTCGGATGGCAGCGACCGCCCCCATAGTCGTTATGTGAATGGTTGCCGGGGCGGCATGGGGATGTCATTTGGTCCCTCCATCGTCTGGGAGCAGCATGCACCGGCACCGGGCGTGCGGCTCCGGCACGCGGTCCATGGAGTACCGCTTGCGGTGGCGGAGGCGGCAGATGTCGCAGACCCTCTCATCCTCCGAGGTGAACCAAGTGAGCATCGAGATGCCGTTGAGCTTGTAGACCTCGGTGACCACCTGGCGGTGCGTCTCGATGGTCTGGTCGCTCGCCCCGATGGCCGCCCTGTTCCGCGGTCCGGCGGTGGCCTCCTTGAGCTTGACGCGAAGGCCGACGTCCTTCTCCGACTCGATGAGCGCCTGGACCACGCGCTGCTTGAGGTCGGAAGCTACGGAGTCAGCGTGAGCGGAGGCGATGGTCTCCCTGGCCGGGGCGATGGTTCGCGAGACCAGGGAATACATCGTTTCCTGGTCCGGGTCGATGCGGAGGGCCTTGAGAAGCGAGGATGATCTTACGACCCCGCGGCGCACCGAGTCTCTGACGCGCTCGACCGCGAGGCGCTTCTGGAACTCCGTCCACGCGCTCAGCTCGTTGTCCACCATCGCCTCGACGGCGGAGGGGGGCATCCGGCGGTCGAAGCGTTTTAAGATCGAGGCCAGCACGCGGTCGATGCCGCGCTGGGCCTCCTTGATGTTCCTCGCTTCTATCGCCCTCATCCCGGTGGGGTCGCGGGGGTTGATGCGGCTAACCGGAGAGACCATCTATGCCTCCCAGGATGTCATCGACCTCTGCGTCGCCCTCCGGTATGTCCTCGCCCTGGAGCTTAAGCCGTTTCTGCGCCCACTGCCTGGACGCGAGCGGCCTCATTGGGTCGGCGGCCAGGACCGCGGTGACGTACTGCGCCACCGTGAGCTCATCTTCCTCCGAGATGTCGTTGAAATGCAAGTGAACTTTGCCAGGCTGCTTGGTTATGCGGTCCACGAACTGAAGGTCATTGGACCGCTCCAGCTTCCCCTGGATGGTGGATACCTTCATCTCGAACATCGCCTGGCGGACCTTGGCCGTCGCTTCAGTGGAGCCGCGGCCCAGGCCGAGAACCTCCTCCGGGACGCCGAGGGCGCAGGCGAGGCGTTGGATGGTGAGGTTGGAATAGGTGTCAGCGTTGCCGACGCCCGCGGTGTTCAGCTCCACGATCTCCACGTCCCGGCAGGTGGCGAGCTGCGTGCATGAGTTGAGGTCGTTGAGCTGATCGGCCACTCGATCCAGCACTGGCTGCGGCACGTCCTCGTTCTCCGCCCCCACCCGCCCGTGGTACCTCGGATGGCCCATGCGCTCTATCGCGTCGGTGAGCGAGGTTATCATGCGGGTATCGCGGTAGATGTCGTCCAGGGCGCGGTCGATGAGGCTCAGTCCATACTTGGAGCCGGAGAAGGTGAAAAGCTGGGTGTGGATCATCTGGTCCAGCCGCAAGGGGATGGAGCGCTGGTCCCAGGTGTCTCCCACGTATTGCCGATACCCGGTTTTGATTCCGAACTCATCGGCCTCGATGTCGAACATCTTCGAGGGCCGGGGGATTATCATCACCACGTCCCCGGAGCGGTCGCCGCTGCCTGGAGCCAGCTCTTGGAAATCATCCCCCATGCTCAGGGACCCGGTGATCTGCTGCCACAGCGAGCCATGGAGATCGAGCTCTTGAGCGGCGGCCTCCACGTCTTTAACCAAGGTCTCGTCGCCGTCGAAGTAGTAGCCGTTGCTCAACGCCAACAGCGCATAGGAGTCGATGGCCTCGGACACCGGGCCGCCCTGGAGGTAGATGGTCTCAAGCGTGGCCAGCTTCTTGAGGTCGCGGTCGCGCTTGCTGAAAAGTTGCGAGATGGTCTTTTTCTGCGAACTAGGGAAGGTGCGCGGGGCCGCCTCGAGGGAACGGGACCAGGGCCAGCGCATCAGCTGGCCCCCTCAGAACTAGATGCTGTGCTTATAGAGTCCCATCCCTTTCGCATTCAGCCTCTGAACGGTGCGACGCGGGGCGTGCCTATAAACAAAGGCTCATCGGGCCGAGGCGTACTTGAGGAAGCGGTTGGGGTTCGCGTTCGCGGTGAGCGTCAGCTCGCGGTGCGCTCCGCTGGCGGCGTCCACCTGATCGTCATGCACCTCGGGATTGGGGAAGGCACAGCACTCATCGATGAATCCCTGGTAGTCCCACGGCCCCCGGACGACGAACAGGTTGCCCGCTTCCGCGGCGGCGCTGAGGGGGGCGGCCCGCTCGACCTTGCTG